CTCGTCATAGTGCATACCGATACGTATTGTTAAAGAAAAGGAAGAAACATGAACATATCAATTCTCGTTAATCCTCGTGGTGCTAACTATCGTCAACTTAATTCATTCAAAAAACTCGTAACTGAATTACATGAAGATGTAGCTGAGCGTGGAGATTTACATCATAGTGGAGATAAGTGTAATCTTTCAGTTCATGCAATCGCTAAGAACTTTGGATTGCAGATTGTAATTCATCCTACCAAAACTCCAGATATTACTGATGGTAATGTTCTTCCCTCTGTTACTAATACAGAAAGGAATCGAGCATTAGTCGATGCTTCGGAAATAATCATCGCTATCCCAATGGTTGTCTTTGAATATGAAGATTCCCCTCTAGTCAAAACTGTCAACTACGCTATTGCTAGAGCTAAAGAAGTTTATCTTCTAAGCCCTAGAGGTAACGTATTTCAGGTCTGGAATACTAAAGATTCTCTCTAGGTAAAAGCTAGTGAGCGATTTCTGTCCGGGAACTGGTAATCCAAACGCTAAAGTAATGCTCATAGGAGATTGGCCCGGACAAACCGAGGTCAATCTTCGTGAGTCTTTAGTTGGTTCTACAGGTGAAGTATTAGATAGAGTATTTAGTGAGATAGGTGAACCTGACTACAGAAGTCATTGCTGGTTTACTAACGTATATAAGTATCGTCCAGAGAATCCTAAGAAACTAGAGGGATTAGACTCTCAAGTTAGGATGCTCTGGAATGAGATACAAGAAGTTAATCCTAACATAATTATTACTTTAGGGGAGTTGCCTCTTAATGCTGTTTGTAGTGTTAAGAAGGTAATGACATATCGTGGAACTATACTGCCGAACGAAAAATTTGGGTATCTTCCGAAGGTTCTTCCTACTATTCACCCTCTCCATCTTGCAATGCCGACTAGGGCAAGCGGAGATTATTTTGAGGATAAGAAGCTCTACAACGGTATCTGGAGGAACATTCTCCAATTGGATATTGCGAAAGCTCTGGCCGAATCACGCAGTCCAGATTTCCGACCGCCAGAAAGATTACTTAAAGTAGCAACTAACTCATTAGATGTAATTAGATTCTTTGACCGCAATAAAGGAAGAATACCTTATGTTGACGTGGAGACTTTTAAGTCAACTCTTTGTAGCTGTATTGGTATTTCATTTGACGAATACGAAGGTCTATCAGTTCCTCTATTCCAGAAATTAGGGGATATACAGTTATGCACAATTCCACACAGCGACCTCGCAAGAATCTGGCAAGAAATACAAAGCCTATTCAATCGCGTAAAAATAGCAGGACAAAACCTAAAGTTCGACCAATCGAAATTGGAACTATTAGGTTTTCGGATGGCCGTTTACTCCGATGTTATGCTGAAGGCTCATACAGTCAACTCAGAACTTCCTTCAGTAAGTCTGAGTTTCTTGTCATCAGTATATACGAAGGAGCCGTATTACAAGGACGAGGGAAAAGAGTTCAATCCCGCGAAGCACGATATAAAACGGTTATTTTTATATAATGCTAAGGATTGTGTAGTTACTGCTGAGATTGACCAAGCCCTAGAAATAGAACTTCGAGAGCTAAGTGAGGAATTCCATACTGATTTAGTCTCATTCTATTATAACTATGTAGTTCCTCAGCACCAGTTCTATTTCGATTTAGAGAAGGTCGGATTCAATATAGATGAAGGTAAGTTAGCTTATCTTCGGATGAAGTATGAAACTTGGAGAGATACATTACAAATAAAGCTGGATGCTGCGGCTGGATATAAGATTAATATTAACTCTCCTAAACAGGTTAATGAGTTCTTATACGGAGTAATGAGACTCCCTATCATCACCGATAGGCAAGGAAAGATTAAAGGTGATGAAGATACTATCGCTAAACTCTTAAAGGATAGAGTAAAGAATGAATCCAAACGAGAAATCCTTAATGCTATTCTCGAATTTCGCAGAGTTAGCAAGACGTTATCCACGTATTTACTCTGTAAAAAAGACTACGACGGGAGGATACGTAGTCAATATAGAATTATTGGTACTGAAACCGGACGAAGCAGCACTTCTATCCTTAGTGAACCTGTTCGGCCCGAAGATATTGGATTCGCCTTCCAAACTCTTACCAAACATGGCGATATCGGAAACGACATTCGTTCGTATCTCATTCCTAGACCGGGATATGACCTCGTTAACGTCGATTTGTCCCAAGCCGAAGCTAGAGTAGTTTGTGTTCTCTGTAAAGATTGGGACTTACTTGCTGCATTCGATAGTATAGATATACATAGACGAACAGCTTGGCTTGCATTAGTTTCAGGAGTTCTTGACTTAGCACCTGGACCTCATAATTCTGACTCATTAGGAAAGGATAGTTCTGAGAGATTCATAGGTAAGAAAACTCGCCACGCTGGAAACTACAATATGAAGTGGCGAGAGTTCATGTCTAATGTCATTTCAGATTGTCGTCGATTTGGTATTGATTTTACTATTAGTAAGTTCTTAGCTGAAAGAATTTTAGATAGATTTCATGCAGCTTCTCCTAATATAAGGAATGTATTTCATGCTGAGATTAAAGACGCTATTGATACGACTAGGGCTTTGGTTACTCCGTATGGCCGTCTTAGAAGATTCTTCGATAGAGCTTCTGATAGATTGTATGGAGAGGGATTCGCATACATCCCACAGGAAACAGTTAAAGGTCGTCTTACGAGAGCCGGTTTTAAGATTAAGCAACAGGCACCCAATGTATTATTCTGCGGAGAGGCTCACGATTCCTTTACGATGCAAATACCTCGTGGAGAAGCAGTTGCAATTTGTAGAGAAGTAATTAGACCTGCTTTCTTAGAGCCAATTGACTTCAACAATTGCACTCTAAAGAGAGATTTTAAGTTGATTTTACCGTGTGATTTCGAGCACGGAGATAACTATAAAGACATGGAAAAGTTGAAGTTTTAGGGGAAACATGAGTTGGCTTTCCTTACTTCATGATGCAACGGTGGACGCAGAAACTCCTCGCTCTTTCATTTACTGGTCGGGATTATGTAGTATAGCAGCAGTAGTTAGTCCGAACGTCTGGTTGAATAAAGGTGGCAAGTATCATTTGTCACCTAATCTCTATGTCCTGCTTGTAGCTAAGTCAGGTCTAGGGAAGTCTTTACCTATTTCTATTTCTAAAAAGCTAGTAAGTATGGTCGGGAATACTAGAGTTATTTCCGGCCGCTCCACTATTCAGAAGATAGTCAAGGACTTAAGTCAAAGTGAATCAGATGAAAAAACAGGTGTCCCTCGATTTAAGGATGCTAGAGGATATATTGTCTCAGGTGAATTTGCTGTCTCTATGCAAAGAGACTTGGATTTATTCACGATTCTCACCGACCTCTACGATACTCATGCAAATAGCGACGGATGGATTAATAGCACTAAGTCAGGAGGAAGCGAATACCTCAAGGCACCTTGTGTTACATTGTTCTCAGGGAGTTCTCCTGAACATTTTGAGGAGTTTGTCCCAAAAGTCAATATTACTGGTGGGTTTATCGGACGGACACTTCTTATTTACGAAGAAAAACGATGGAAGCTCAATCCATTAGTAGATGAGAATGAACCTGATATAGATTTCGAGTTATTGTCAGTTCATCTTAAATCACTTAGAGATTTAAAGGGTGGATTTAAGTGGTGTGCTGATGCTAAGAAACTCTATGTAGACTGGTATGAGGAATTTAGACCTAGAGAGCATGACGATAAGACAGGAACAGCAGAGAGATTCCCAGACCATATACTTAAAGTAGCAATGTGTATTAGCTTAAGTAAAGGAACTGAGCTAATCTTAAGAGCAGAGGACTTAGAAGAATCTCTCAAGTTATGTTTGAAATTAAGACACTCAGTTAAGGCACTTACTTCTAGTCAAGGACGTTCAGGTAGCGCAGCTCAAACAAGAGCCGCTCTTGAGATTATCCTTAAAGCTCCTGATGGAAGTATCAGTAGAGAAGCAATGTTACAAAGAGGATTCGGAGACTTTAACGCAGTCGAATTAGACCAGATTATTGAGACTCTAATTCAGACTAAATTCATCGACCAAGTAGGAACCAAAGAGATTGTTTACAAGATTAGTAAGAAAGGTAGAGAGATATGGAGCGAAGCGAAGGAAAAGGCATGACACCTCTTATTGTCATTCAAACAACTCTTGAGACTATCTTTGGTATTCTTGAAGAAAGTAAGTTTGAGCTGTTTGAGTCAGATGGGATGGTTGTATTTAGGATGAATCCTAATACAGCAGATGGCTACTCTATTGACTATCCTAAAAAGTTCTGTTGTTTTCTAGTTCTAAAAGGAACTGATTGGATGAATAGAGTAGATATCCCTCTCGATATTGACCCGAAGGATATTCTCGGATTACTAGATGATGCAATTACAAACTACACTTACCCACCGGAGGAGAAATGACAATTAATGAGACGGCCGCCGACGTAGCTGCAACTTCTAAATCAAAAGGATTCGAGCCTCCTAATGAATCCAATATTGACCAGAAGTTACTTCTTGTAATCAGTGAGATTTGTGAGGCTCAGGAAGAACTACGATTTGGTAAGAAGATTCTTGACGTTTACTATAAAGGAATGGAACGTCCTTACTATAGTGCTGGTGGTAGCATGAAACACTTTCCTCTAACTGAAAAGCCAGAGGGATTTGCTATCGAATTAGCTGATGCAATTATTCGTTTGTTTCATATAGGTCATGCTCTTGGTATCAATCTCCAGGAAGTAATTGACTTAAAGGCTCGATACAATAGAACAAGGGAACATAAACATGGAAGGCAATTCTAGACGAGGATTCCTCAAGCTCTTATCAATGGGAGTATTAGGACATACTCTCGATATTGATAAGTTACTCTGGGTTCCCGGAGCTAAGACTTTCTTTATTCCTTCTGGAGTTAAGCGGTTAACTTCAGCTGAAATTATAGCCGCAGAAATGGAGCGACTTCGGCCACGAATACAAAGTCTTTTTGACAATGACTCATTGTTTTATGCTCGAATCTCCAAGCGCAGTTCGGAAGTTATTAGTAGTCGAGAATTTAGAATTCCCTTAGAAGTTCGAGGTGACAAGTGATTGGAAAGGTAACTAAAATCTTCCCAGGAAAGGGCTACGGATTTATTAAAACAGAGGAAGGAGAGGAATTCTTCTTTCACATGAGTGCGTTAAAGGACGTTACTTGGCAAGCCTTTACTACTCTCTGTGAAAAAGAAGGGCCTCATGTATACTTCAAGGAACAGAAGCACAATAGAGGCCCAAGAGCGATTAGCGTAGAGTTAATTCCTAGCGACCAGCTTTAGTTGGTCCGAAGTCTGGTATGTTTGGTCCATACTTTGACTTCTTTTTAGTTTCAGGACTCTCAATTAAAGACCCAAGTCCTTTACCTAAAAGTGGGATAGGAAGATTATGAGCTACAAAGTCACGAAGTGGACCAAATCTAGTTTCCCAACTTCGTGGCTTTCCTCCTTCTGTTTCACTCTTAATAAGACTTCCAACTCCTGCACCAATCTTAATAACATCTGAATAGACTGGTCCAGCTAATAGGTCAGCCATAGCCGTTCGGGATTTAGTAGCTTGATAAACATCTCCTACCATACCTAATAGCCATGTCTGCATCATATTTGCCTTAATTCTATCAGGCAAATCTCCTCGTTCCTTAATAGCATCTATAATATTCTCTCCAGATGCTCCTGCCTTAATCCCCTCGATTAAGTCTCCAGTAAGTTCACCAATGATTATGGCAGCACTAGTCTCTCTAGCTATTTTAGCAGAGATTGCCTTAGCTGAACCTACCTTATCTCCTGCAACATAAGACCTCTTGATAGAATCCTTCATATTCTTAGAGGATACGAAAGCAAACCTCTTAAATAGTAAAGGAAGTCTAGCTAGAGGATTAGCTGTAAAGAACATCGGCGGTAATGATAAGGCATTTGGTTTACCGCTAGTAAGTTCAACAAACCTACCACCAGCAAAGTCCAAATCATTAGCCGATAACTTATCCTTCTTCAATAAATCATCTACATTCCCTTCAATGAAATGAGATAACTCTTGCCGAAGAACTTTGTTATTTGGATTCTTCTTTAGAGCATTGAACTTAGACTCTAATAGAGACTTACCTACGTTAGCCCCTACTGTTCTAATAAAAGACTCTACTCCTTCTAATCCATAAGCCTTCGTAAATCTAGTTCCGAAGGTAGGGTCTTGTAAGATATTGTTATGAAATATCTCAAAAGCACCTGTAGAAGTAGCAGACTTCTTGGCAGATTTACTATCAGTAATTGCCTTGTAAATCTGTTTAAGAGTTGGAGTCCAGCCAGCCTCTCCAATAGTCCTCTTAAAGTCTCCAAGATTCTTAATCATGAAGTTGGTTAGCTTAGTAGCAACTTCAATTTGAGCCGCAGTTCCAGCAGCCTTAGTAAATCTAGCTTCTGGTTTGATATCTCTACCTAAATAACTACCAACAATATCTCCAGCTTCCTTCTGAAGATTCTCTGGTAATTTAGCAATTAGCTGAGAGATTGGAGTTCGTGTATCTCCAATATCTAGAGAGCCTAATCGCTTAGTTTCCTCAATCCTACGAGACATATCGTAAGCATATCTCTCTAATACATCAAGAGACATTTCATGAGGAAGGTCTTTAGTTAGAGTTCGGCCGTATTGAGAATCAGTGTATCTCTCTCCAAACTTAACCATATCCTGAACACGACGTTTCGCGTCAGCAATAGATACACCTGACTCAACTAATCTCTGCTCAATTCTTCTCTGACTATCTTTAGTAAAGAGCTTATCTAAAGTCTCCTTCGTGTATCTCCGAGGGAAATATTCTCCATCTAATTTCTGGAATAGCATTCTTGCTCCAGAATGAGGATTCTTTAGAGTAACCTTACTAGAGATAGCTGTATCAGCGATATCATCAGTTAACTTACGAAGCTGTTTATATGCAGCCTGAGTAGCAGGTGATGGATTAGCTACCCTTTCTCCATCCATCATCTTAACTACATCTAATTCTTCAGCCTTCGTAAGTGTCTTTCTTACCTCTTTAATCTGAGAGACGTATTGACCACCAAGTCTAGAGGATGCAGTTTCACTATCACGAAGAACTTGAGAAATACGGGCACCTACTGGTCCCATTTTCTCTAGTCTTTGTGCTCCAGAAGCAAAGGCAATATTCTTAATAGTACCTAATGTCCCTACTTCTTTAGCTAACTCTCCAGACTGATTAATAATCTCACTCTTAAGAGAGCTATCTGGAAGTGAATCTACAACTGTATCAAGTCTAGATGCAACTCCAGCCCTCCTTAATGCAGCAGCTTGCGCTCCACCTACAGTATTCTTCTCTAATACTGGGTCAAAAATCTTACGTCCTGGAGGTCCAGCAGGTTGACCTTTAGCAGCTTCCTGTTCTTCTAATCTCTTAAGAACACTACTCTTTTGTGGAGAATCTGGTTGTCTCCTAACCTTCTCAATTAAAGATTCAGCTTCTCTAATAGATGGAGCTAGAGGTCGTCCCTCTGCATCTAATCCTTTAGCATGAAACTCATCTATTTGAGCCATCCTCTCTTTAAGAGTAAGAGGCTTAGTAGGTTTAGGTTCAGGAATATTAGTTCGAGGCGGCCGTCCTCTACCTCTAGTAACCTCTCCAGTTAACGAAACTACACTCCCAGGTAAATTACCTAAATCAGAAGCATCAGGAGCAAATGCAACCTTACGAGGCGGAATAGGAGAATCTACTGCACTTCCAGCTCGATTAACTAAACCACTCTGAACCTCATTAGGCATAAACCTACGAGGAACAATATTGTGAGGATAGCCTAATCCTTCTTGACCTGCACTTAAAGCCCTCTTTGCATCTACGAAAGCATCGACGAGCTTTTGATTACGAACTAACTCTCTCGGAGAAGCTCCAGGTAATTGAGGAAGCTGACGAACATCATCAAATTTATCAAGCCACCCACGAACAATTCTAGCTTGAGCATCTGTTAATGTGCTTAATACAGCTTCAGCTCCAGGATGTGATGGGAATCCACCTGTAGTCTCTCTTGGTCCAGCCCTAAAAGGTGGCTCAGTTGGAGCATCAAAATTCCACGGTTCAATTCTAGGACGTTCAGGTAATTGAACAGCAGAATGGTCAGTTCTGAAAGCTGGAATACTAGCACCTTCCGGTGGTAATAAATCAGAAGGTAAATCCGCAGCTCTAGCTACCCGACCTTCAGGATTAGCAATAAATGGATTTGGACCTTCAGGAGCTGGTGCTCTTAAAAGTCTATCGGACCTAGTAATCGCAGGAGAAGGAGGTCCAGGAGGTAATAGTTTTTGAGGCTGTGGCTGGTCATTTAATACATTAGTAGCGGCGGCCGCCTCAGCTTCAGCCATTCGTGCTTTTCTAATAGCTCTAGCAGTAGCAGCGAACGGAAGAACAGCTAAAGAACCCTCTACTAAACCTCCACCAATATCACCTTTAGCAAAGCTCTCAATTGCTCCTTTAGTTACATCATACTGACCTTCGGCTAATCCACCTACGTCCATAGCACGAAGTGGAAATCCAAGACCAGTTTTAATTGGACTCTTAGTAATCTGTTGAATTACAGGGTCATTCTTAAATGCCTCTGAATCAAACTTAAGAGTAGTATCTTCTCCTGCTGCTTTTCTTCTCTTGGTTTCAGCCATTGCCTTATCAAGAGCTTCGAAGTCAATAGGATGTTCTTGCTGGAATTTACCAGCTTGGACAAGGGGAATAGATTCATACATCCCTTTAGCCATTTCTCCGACTTTATTAACTGCTCCCTTACCAATATTCCAAGCAGTATCCGCTAACCAACCGTGAGATTTACCAGTCGGTTCTTCATCAGGCATAGATGACATCATTTCATCTATCTCTGAGTCAGTTGGAGGAGTAGGTTTATCCCATGGAAAAGATACAACCTTACCTGTTTTTGGATTAGTTAATTTAATATCAGGCATGGCTATCCTTTCCAGGCAGGATTAAGTTTCATAGAGCCAGGATTAGCTGGGTCTGGAATATATTTAGGAACAGCAGGAGCAGTAGTTCCAGGAGTAGCAGGAGCAGCAGCATTTGGAGTATTAATACCAGCCATTGCAGTAGCAAATGCTTGCTTAATCTTTTCCATAGCTGCTAAATCTTCGGCATCTGGAGAACCCCAACCCTGATATTCAACTACAGGAATCTCTCCCTTAAAGTTAATATAATCATTAACAGGAACTTGCTGCATACCTAATGCAACTACAGCATTCCAGGCAGCTTTAGCTTTAGCATCTGGAGTCGCGGCGGCTTTAGCAGCAGCAGCTTGTACTGCTCCAGCTATCTTTTTCTCTACTGACTTAACTGCCCATTCTCCACGGGCATTAGCAACATCTAATGCACTTTTGCCTCTCTGAGCAATATGACCAGATTCAATAGCAGCCTTTCTCTTTTCCTCAGCTATAGTAGCTGCATCCTTCTCATCAAGAGTCCTATCAATCTTACCTAAATCTCTAGACTCTTGAGTAACAGGATTATAGGCAGTTCTACGACCAGTAATATCGTTATCGTAGACAGTCCATCCACGAGCAGTAAATTCTTTCTCTCGTAAAGTTCTATCAGCAGCTTTATCTTCATGCTCCCACTTATCAGTTGTCATCTTATTTTCAGCTTCCAGCCCTCTTAATTTCAGACCGATAGCCTTTTCATCAATGCCAGCTAAATCAGCAAGTTGTTTAATTCTCTTATCTCTTTCACTAACTGCTGTATTGTATTTACCATAAAGAGCATCCTGACCCTTCATGGCTCCATCTTCCCAACCTGTGCTTAAGCCACGGAGTCTATCTCCAATAGTAAGTTTAAAATCTTCCTTCTTTGGAGCAGGAGCATCCATCATCTCGTAAAGACGCTTACGAGCATCATCCTTAGTAAAGATATCGTAGTTTTCCAAGATACCTTTCTTAGTTGGACCGCCTTCTGGTAATTGAGCCGTCCCACTAAGTATCCTATCATTAACATCTTTTATAGCATCAGCTACATAAGTTTTAGGAAACTGCTCGTCAAGCCCTCTTGGATTAGAAAGATTTCCAAGAACACCACTACTTAATAACTGGAATCCTCGGTCATCACCAGTGTCATTAGGAATAGGTTCAATTCCCGGACCCTGGTCATCTCGACCATATCTAAATTCCATAGTCTTAAGAGCATTATTTCCTGTATCATCAGTAGACTGACGAAGTTCAGGCCATTGAGCATCAGGATTTAGAAATCCTAATTCCTCATCTCCTGCTTCTTCTGCACCTTCTCCAAATTGGCCCATTAACTTTCCAATTTTACTGCCCTTTTTACCGACTCCAAACTTACCTAAACTAGAGAGTGTCGGAATTAGATTAGCGAACATGATTAATCTCCTAATGATTCTTAGTTAAAACTAGCCCATCATTCCGCCAACTCCGCTAACACCTTTCATAATCATGTTAGCGTAAGCCGGAACTCTATCGGGCCAGCGAGAACGATTAATCTCATCATTAGAGAGATTGAGTTGACGATTCTGTCTAGTAGCATCACCACGCGCACCAATAGCTCCAAGCCAATTACCCTGGAAATTCTGTAATGGAGCATAGTCCTGATTAGCGTAGAGATTCTGTAGAGAACCTAATCCAAACTGTTTACCCTGCTGTCTCAGACCAAGAATCTGAGCTTCCATATCAGCAGCCATTCCAGCAGAATTAAGGTTATAGTTATCTACTAATCCAGCTCGACGTAAACCCTGGTCGCCAATAGTGGTCTGAGTAGATTCAAGACCCTGAATACCAAATTGCTTACCAGCTCTTTGAGATTCAGACAAACCAATATTAGCAGCTAGTTTATCTTGACCAGCCTGTTGTGCAGCCTGTCTAGCTGACTTAAAATCAACCGCTCCAGCACTAGCATTAGCTCCACCCATTCGGGTTTGAGCTAAATTTTGCTGGTCCCTTAAAGCACCATATAAAGAAGGAGCAGAACGAGCTGCTTGTGCTCTTGTTCGCTGAATATCTTTATCAGTATATCCACCTGTATCAGCAAAGTCACGATATCTACGACGTTCTTCTTCAAAATCTGGAGTAGGTCCAGCAGAAGAACCACCTAAAGCACCTTGATAAGAAGCTCGAAACTTAGCAATATCATCATCTGATAATCCACCAGTTTCGGACATTCCACGCAAGCCGCCCGTTAAATAATCTCTTTCTCCAGCTCCCTGTAAGAGAAGTTCATTATATCTTGGAGATACTGAACCAGCTCCTCCATCTCTAGGAACAGCTCTATTACCAGTAGTATACTGGTCATCAGAACTACCTTGAGGATTACGAAGGCCACCTACTGTAGTCTGAGTAAGGTTATTAATGTAATCATTATAACTCTTATTAGACTCAGCCTGCTCTCCTTCAATTCCCTCTCTCTGATACTTTCTATGTCCTCGTGCTGTGCCGCTCATTGTTCAACCTCTCGGTAAATCGCATCCCCTTTACAGGGAGTGTAGTTAAAGTTATCCTCTAAGATTTTTGTAAATGATGGGTTCTCACTAAAAATAGTAATAGTAGGAATACCCAACTCTTTACATTCCTTAAGCATTTGTTCGTGCAATAATCTAAATGAGACTGCGATGCTCTTTTTAGACTCCTTATCAGGAAAGAATATTGCCTCTACAAATGTCTTAATGTATCCGAAAGCTATAACTTTTCCGTCTTTAACTACTACCGAAGCTGAAATCAATCTATCAAAGTCGGGGAATGGGAGTCCACTTAAAGCAGACAGCTTTACTATGTCCTCCCAATCCTCCTTCTTTGCCTTACGAATCTCAATCATGGGAGTGCCTGAAGCCAATCAATAGTCTCTAAAGCATTCCTTAAAGACTTACCAGTAGACCACGGAACAGAGCCGATGTATTGATTAACAAGCTCATATTCCATTCGGTCAAATTCAAAAGTCTGAGTTCCTTCAAGAAGCTCTCGCTTAGTTTCGTCTTGAATAATTTTCTTACCACATTCGCAATCTTTGCTAATATTCATTAGCTTATCAAGAATTGCAAGTTCTCTCCGTAAAACCGGCAATCCTTTAGATTGAACTAGAGTTCCACCGATAATGAATCCTTCATAAAGGAATTCAAATCGCTTCTCATCCTGCTCTACACCTTTAGTTAACTCAAACTTCTTTGTCATCGGATTCATCTTCTACTCCTAATTCTTACTGCACAACGAGAACTCAATATACGGAGGCCAATTTCCACCTGGGTCTGATGTTCCATTATGTCCCGGAAATCCTGGAACATTAAAGTTATGGTCATGACCAATCGTATGATTATGACTTGAGGCATTTGTTAAATAGCCACTAAAGGAACTGCCAGCATCAAAGCTCCTATTAGTTCCATTACTAGCAAATCCAGATTGGTCACCAATAGCAGGTCCACTATTAATAGCTCCACCACCACCAGCAGGAACAGAGAAGCCGTGGGTATGGTTAATATCACCACCTACTGCCCCAGCTCCACCATTTTCATTTCTAATAAATCGTCCACCAGCAGCACCAACCCAAGTCCATCCAGCAGGACAAGCTCCACTAAAGTAAGCCATCATTCCTGATGGAATACCCGCTGATGTTCCTACTGGAACTCCATTGATATAAATACCTTGAGCATTAATAGTTCCTGGACCCATATCTGCAATAGGGCCAACAATAAATCCACCATTAACTAGCTGAATCCATGGAGCAATATTCCATTGTTGAGCGCCAACAGGCATTCTAGCAATCGGAACATTACCTGATGCTAAAGCAGAGGCATTAAGAGAAGTTAATGCAGAACCATTTACTCCAAATACTACAGCAGCTCCATTAGATTGAAGGAAAGTATTAGCAGCTCCTAAAGCTAAAGAAGCCCCAGTTCCACCTCTAGTTAGTGCAAGAATACCAGAAGTAATATCTCCGGCGTTTAATGCGACGCCGCTCATAGTGCCACCAGTAATAGCAACAGCGTTACTATTCTGGGCGGCCATTGTTCCTAGAGTTAAAACAGTAGAACCTGTTCCTCCTCCAGCCGCTCCGATTACTAGATTATTCCAAACAGCACCATCCCAAACTTGGAAGGTATTAGTTGGAACATTCCATCTCTTAGCACCAACAGGCAGATTAGTGCCCGGATTCATAGTTAATACGTCAACATCCCTTGCTTTAACTTCAGCAAGGAAGTCAACGTATAGAGATGTTAAGAGTGGATTATTCCAGTTAGCCATAGTTACACCGCTTGGTCGATACCAGCTAAGCCATTGAATAGAGTGTTAATCTGGGCCTCTAAATCAATATCGAGAATAGAACAAGAAGCTACTCCGAATGTCTCATCATAAGTAGTAGTAGCAATAACATTAACTCCCATTACTACTTGAGGTCCAGCTTGCTGTGCTTTTGCTAATGGATTCTCAATTACTAACTTAGCATATGCAGCTCGTTCTGCATGGAATGGAGTAAGTAATGGCTCAATTAGAACAAAAGTTGCGGCCCTATCTAATGTCGCAACAACTCGCTCCATGAAGCCAGCGTTGCGAGTTAGTGCCATCTGTTTAGTCGTTGTCTCAGCAGCCATTTTATCTCCTTAGTCAATAAAGTAGTGACCAGAAAGCCAAATTGCATCACCTGGTCCAAATGCAATTGGATTGTAATTACCAATCACAAACCCGCCACTAGGGTCACAAAGCATAGCAACAGAACTATATATACCTGAATAGTAAGCTGCTGGAACTCCTGTTAATCGAAAAGTTGCTCCATCACTTCTACGAAGATGACCATAAGCAGATATATCAGTTGTAGTGGCACCAATAGGGAGTGTAAATGCCCAATAACTTGCTGGAAATACAGTAGTTGAGCCAGCTACAAATCTAATAATATAATAGCAGGTTCTCCCTACAAGGCAATAGTATCCATAGAGAGTTCCATTTCCAATTACTGCATCTGCTCCACCATAGCTTTTTAGTACTGGAGTATAAGTCGTGTAGTCTCCCATTGAAAGAGCACGACCACGTTCAAATGGGGAACCAGTAAAATAAAGATTTCCAGATGACTGAATAAAAAATGGATAAACAGCAGAAGCACCATTATCATCTGCTGTAGATGTAATAAAGTAAAAGTTATTAGCTGAGGTTCCTATTCCCCAACCAAGAGAACCTGAGTTATTCCACCTAATTGTAGAGACATCTGGTATCTGGATGGCACGATTCCATCCTTGAGTAGTCCAAGTATCTCCACCAGCACCAATAGTAAGTAGTGCCCTAAGATAAACCGAGGTCGCATCCGCAACTCTAATTCCTACTTTACCATAAGCTCCAAAAGCCAGTGGTTGGAGTATTAAATTATAGACTTGCGGATTAGCATCAAATCTCTGAGCTTGCATCCAAACATCGCCAGAATTTGATACCCCAACATTTAATCCATAATTCTGATAAGCAGTAGCTAGAACAGTTAAGCTTGACCCAACAAAACTCCCTGCTGTCGGTATATTTGCATTTGCGAGAGAAGTAAATCTTGGAGCTGTTGCATATACAGAAAAACCACCTAATTGAACATTAGCTGTCGCACCAACATAAGGAACAAACGGCCCCCCACCTACTAAACTATCTACATACTGCTTATTCGCTGTATCTAAAGGCAGAGTTGGATTAGCAATAGGAAGATGATTAAAAAGCGTAGCTGGATTCTCAGGAGTAACAGCTACCTCCCAGATATTCGTATTCTGATTCCAGCGAACGAAAGCCACTAAACTACTCCTCTAACTTTCCAGTTAAAGTTACAGGTTATTCTATTACCTGCTGCATCATAAGCATAAACTTTAAATGTAGTTCCTGTTACTTCATCGAATACTAGAGTAACAGGCTGAACAGTATCAGAAGTCATCGTTACTGAATTGACTCCTAAAAATACCTTATTCAGAAAAATAAGAGTTCCAGTTGGGTCAGTCGCTACTGCTACTCCGGCTCCAGAATCTAATGTTAACTGAGTAGAAATAGAAACTTTAAGACCAGTAATGAATCCTAAGTCTAAATCATTAACATTATTAAATGTCCAACGAACCTTTACATACCTTACTGAAGTAGCCAGAACAGCAGGTCCAGGAGCAAAAGGGGTATAAGTAATATCATCAGTCGAATATGAAATTTGCGTTCCAAAGAGTGTCGTCCCAATTAGATTAAAGAAAGAGAAACCAGCAACGATTGTTACACCATTATAGATATTAACGAAATCAAACTTTTCTTCATAATAACCATCAGCAACAGTTGGCTGAATATAGTATGGATATCCAGCATTTATTTGGTCTTGAGGAGTATTCCATCCTTGTGATGTAAAGTGAGTCTGCCAAGTCTTTACATCATCAAGAGGTCCGAATACTCCTTCGGCCGCGTTATAAAATCCTCGTTTCGTTCTTACATAAATCCCATTCAGATTAGCAAAAAAGGAATTAATAAAGAACAAATCAATCGGGTCATCTAACTCAAGTTCAAGCTCAGGAGAAATTTGGCTAACATTACCAACGATATCTACTGCCTCTACTTGGAAAGTATAAGTTCCACCAATTAGAACTGAAGCAATAAAGAAATTAGAGTCAATCTGAGCAATCTGAATTCCATCTTGAAAGACGTTATAGAATCTAATTCTCCAAGTAGAAAGCGGCGCGGCCCAACTTAGTAATGCACTATTCGCAATAGCTGTTCCAGAAAGAGATGGAGCAGGAATAACTGGAACAGTTAATACAGCAGAAGTTGCATTTACTGATTCCTGTCCTGAGAAATTAACTCCCTTAATCCAGAATGTATGATTTCCATAAACTAGATTATTAATAATTGGGTCAAGATTCGCTGCTGATTGAGCAGTCGTTAATACGAAAGTTCCACTAGCCCAGTCTACTCCCTTACGAATCTCATATCCAACAGCATTAAGCGAGGTATTCCAAGTAGCTCTAAGATTAGTAGGAAATGCCTCTAATTGAAAATTAACTACATCTGCTGGAATTCCCTGATTAAATCCTGCTAATCCCGGAGCTTCGATTTCAGGGAATATTTCTCCATACATCTTATAGATGTCAGAAACCATCAACTGTAAAGCCGAATACAGTGTTGGGTCGTCCTGACTAATCGTGCGAATCAGGTTGCTAATCGTTGTCTGATTTCTATTCGACACGAGCTTTCCACTTCGGCTTAGATTCAATGATTAATGAATACAGAGTAAAGTGGTCCCCTGCATTGTTAACTGTGCCTAATCTAACACACATCTTCTCATTAACGAAATTAATCTTTCTAGCAAATTCCCTTCCAGGTGTTAGAGATAATGCAAGAGCATTTGGAAAATCTTGCTGTAATACATTATCTTCACCTTTTAGAGTGATATCTAATATACCAGTTCCCCAGATTCTAAAATGGAGATATCCAAAGTGATGAACCCAACCCGGAACTACTTGTAATGGTCCAAACTCAACAAAGGAATCAATCTTAATTCCATTATCTAAGAAAGAAGATAGAGACTGTTCATTGATATCTCCATCTAAGGAACCATACTTAAGAACAGCTTCTCCGGCCGCGTTAACATCTACTAAAATTGAATTAGGTCTACGTGGAAATGTAAAGATACTCCATCGAACCTTACGTGGGTCAATTAACGCATAGCTAGATACTGCATTTGAGTAGTATCCAACTAATAAATGAGTAACTTCAGTAGCTCCATCAAGAGGAACTGCTGCATATAGAATCTCAGTCTCAGAATCCTGAGCTAATTGGACTTTATTAAATGCAGTCTTAGTAACTCGCTTCCAAGTATCTGCGATGTTATAAGTAAATTCATTTCTCTTAAATACACCTGACTCAAAGATAAAGATTCCACCAGTATCAGCTAACCAGAATCTATCTGTATTAGCTCCCTTTGCATCTAAGAATGAGGAGATACCAAAACACTGAGTTCCTACGCTCTTATCTAGAGAATCAACAGCCCAATTCGATGGAGCATCATCAGTCTTTTGAGAAATATAAGAACGATTACCTTTCGTTAAGATAAGAGAGTTTCTAAACTCAATTCCGTTAGTTACTCCAGATTGTGCATCTGATGGGTCAACTATCAATCTAGAAATAGTTGAATCAAACGACTCATAATCTCGATGTTTAGAGATTAGAACCGAATGAGCTGGATTAGCAAAACCACCAATTACTAGGTGGTCCTGATAAGTAAGAAGAAATGTTCCTGCTGGAATCGTAGGAAGTAAGTCGAATAAGTAATCAGCAGAAACATATAAATCTGCATCGAAGAAATCAACTTCTGCTAATGTAGTAACATTATCAGGAATTCTCTGTAAGAAGAATAGTTCAGCTCCTAATTGATTACCATCATAATCAGGAATAGTCTGAGTAGCAAGAATCCAACGAGCTACAGTTCCGGCCGGGCCGATTGGAATATTACTAACATTAGCTTTGAATCCACCCGGAGCTTCATAAACAGTAAAGATTTCAGGTCCAGGCTGAGTAACGAATCCAGAGTCAGTTTCAAAAGCTACTGCAAATAAATGAGTTCCAACCTCGATTACACCTGAATTAACAGAAGTAGCAACATTAAGAATGAAAGCTGATGGAGCAGTTCCAGCCGCTAATCTAATAGTTCCATCGCCTTGATAAACATAAACTCCAGGTCCAACTCCAGTTACTCGGTCATGAAATGTAATATAAGCGCGGTTATTAATATTGACGACACTAAAGTCAAGAAATAAAGGGTTAGTAATGAGGGGCGGAGCATATAAACTATCATAGAAATTGCCAGCAGTATCCAGGATAAGGTAACGAGCCGTTTCATTTAATCTCTTATATAAGAAAGTCCGACGGATATTAGGTTGAACATGAACTGATGCTACGCCAAATCTAGTATCAATTTGGTCTTGGTCGTTAATAGCAATATTGAGGATATCTTGAAAATATCCCTTTGGAACAGTATCGTGCTTACCCCTATTAAAGAGTCCGTTAAACTCTCTAAGGTCAATTGGAGTATGCGATTCTAAATTTGCTGCTGGCATTAGAGTGCGGGGAGAAGTATCTCTACCTCTCCCCGTCCTTTATTACTTACCGATTGAAGTAAACTGCTTCACACCCATTGAACGAGTAGCACCATTTAAGGTATTACCGAGCAAGAGAAGCGGAGCAACAGCAACAGTCGGGTCTAATGCCTGCGGAATCGTCTTGAGTAAGACATCATCCACATAGAACTCAGCAGTTCCATCAACATCAACCTTGAGCTTCAGAGTAACCCAAGTTGGTGTAACTGGAAACTGAGCCGGTAACAATGCCGAAGCAGCACTAATTACAGGTGTCAGATTGAGCTTGTTAGAAAGAGCGTAGAAATCACGAGTCGTTCCAACAGCCGTATCAGTTACGAATCCAACTAAGTTAGTCGGACCTAACGTGAAGTTTCCTGCCGCAAAACTCTCAGGAGCTAAAACTCCGTCGATAATTGGAGCAGTAACTAAGCCGAAGAAGAACTTACGATTCAGGTGGTCAGTAACCATCCGAACCATAGTCTGAAGCGTGATTGCTCCATTAATTCCCGGCTTATACGGCTGAGAAGCAGAGTTACCTACTCCTGCTGCGATAGTTTCTCCAGCATTAGCTGAAGCAATCATCGTAGCAATTGCACCTTCAGGAAGAATAGAGACAACAACTCCGCTATCATTGTCAGCTAAACCATTACCAAAGACTCGGATGCCCGAGTTTAAGGTAACTGAAGGCTGGTTGTCTGTAACTGGAACAGACTGAGCAGATTGTGGGTCCATAGCCCAAGAATTAGCTAAAGAACCAAAGGTCTGACTTCCAGCAGTAACCCAAACTGGGCTAAGTTTCGTTCCAGTATTTGAATACAAAATACCCGTAGCGATATCTGTATACAAACAGCCTTTACCAGCAATATACTTGCCAGTAACAGCATTAGTAGGGACACCAGTTCCTACAAGATGAAAAACACCAACTTCGGCCGCATCTTTCAATGCGCCCCAGATACTCGGAGAATTAATCATAACCCACCTCTCAAGGAATATGGCTGTGAGCCATACAGGTTAGTAGTAACGAGACATGAACGGTAAACGAAACGGACGACGACGGCCTCTTAATGTTTGATTCTTTCTCACTCCAATCTGTAGGAGCTTATCTCGATATTTAATTGCATCCAAATCAAGCTCATTTGCTTTATTTGGATTCTCTCCGATATGCCGCGCTCCTAATGCAGCAGTTCGGAAAGAAAGGAAATTAACGGAGCCAATTACTTCGACGAGTGTATCTTCGTCTTGAATTTCAGCTAAAAGCCGGATATAATCAAGTCGAACGTCTCTTGGAGTAGTAGCTCCGTTAAACTTTACTTCTTGGTCGCGCCAAACCCAATTAACTAGATTAGTTACTTGAGGTGCATTTGGCTCCCAAGCCTTCTCTGCCATTTGAACATAATCAGCATCAGGAGCACCCTGAGCTTTTTCATATAATGTAATTGGGACAACGATATCAGCAGGTAATGTAAGTTCCTTTACTCCAGCAAGAACAGGAATACTTACAACCATCTGCTTTTGAACGGTGACGCCATTAGTAATGAGATAATCGGACAGCTCATCGTTAGCAACTTTTACTAACGGAAGCAGAGCTGTATCATTATAGATAGTCCCACTAACAGTGAGAGCATCATTTAGAATAGCTCTAGCCCGGTCAAACACATCACTAATGGCAGCCATTTTAGACCTTTGGAGCCGCTGTCTTTGCTACTTGATTCTGAACAGCTCCCGGTGGAACTGATGCTAATCCATTAGCAAATTCAATCTGGTTAGTCTTACAAACTGGGCAAATGATAGCTAATGCGTGCATCTGAGAATAACAAGCTGCACAACGCTTATCTGAAACATCGCCAACAGAGAACGTCCACTCTTTCGTAACACCAATAGCTTTAGCAGCGTGTCTCTGTAAATCAGAGATATAACGATGCTGCTTTGATTTGGCCCAATCATCATCAGCTAATTTAACGAGATGAATGAACCAATTCTTTTGAAGCACTTCAGCATCTTTCAATTCTTTACTGAAGGTAGCTTTTGCTTCTTCTTTCGAGTAGGTTCCTGAAACATAAAAGATTCCGGGCTTTGCATCTGGACGATAATAAAGTTGACCTGTTAGACGGTCCTCTACAATTGCCCGTGCAATATCCATCGCCGGAATATTCATATCAATCGTATTACCAACTACAGGAACTCTCATCCGAGAAGTCACGTTAATTCCAATGTTTAAGATTGCAATATCTCCTTTTGGAGCTGCATCAACATGGAAAGTAGACGGAATAATTCCCGGCTTGAATTCATCAATCGGAAATGGACAGATACTAATAATCGTTGCACCTTGCGGATTCATTCAGTTACTCCTTTTACTTCTGGTTCAGCTTTGACATGGACTGACGATTCAAACGTAGGCTTCCATTTCTCATCCTCTTCTTCGAGGATATCTCTGGCAATCTTTACGTCGTTCGCTTCTTTCTTCGCTACGACTTCTGGATAAGTAGCGAGGTGTGTTCTCTCAGCTTCTGCCCAGACTTTAAGTAAGAACTCTATTGGTGCCCAAGCTAATGGCAATAACTTATTATTTCTATCTAAGAAAGCGTAGACGAGTTCATAAGAATAGGGCATATTAATTTCACTATGAACGCCCTTAGTCTGAACATGCTGAATACGCTCTAAAACCCAACAATCCGGAAGATGCCAATATTTCTTATGCTCTCTAATTCCGGTCTTTGTTCCTAAATAAATACCAGCGGTGGTATAATCCTCATAAGTTGCATGACGCTTAATCATGAGGTTTCCAGACCACATGAGTCTCCAGACTGGTTGTTCATAGACAGTATCATGCCCATGAAGTCTAATCAGTCTAGCGTTGATATCAAATGCGTCCATTTTATTACCCAACGGGAGAGGAGGACTATTCCTCCCCTCCCTATCTCAATCTATTACTTAGCGTACCACAAGCCCGTTAACGGAGAGTAAGTCAAGAAAACAGGTAAACCGGGAGTGGCGGCAGCCATCGCTACACCGATTGGTTTATCTGTAGCAGTAGCAACTCCACCAGTTGCTAAAGTAAAGGCACCAGTCGGAATAATCATGACAGTTCCAGCAAATCCCTCATACGGAAGTGCAATGAGGTTTACTGCAAGTGCTCCACTCCACCTAGTAATGAAAGCCTTTGGAGCCGGCATTAAACCAGCTACAGTAGCTACAGTAATAGGGTCTTCGATTGTTACCTTTTCCTTAGTTCCAGGCGACTGGAATCCTAAGAAGTTTAGTTCGTTTGGTGTCATCTCTATTTCTCCTAATGGAAAACCTAATTAACTAAGGGCAGAAGGGAGACGATATTCTGTCCCCCTCCCGAACTCAATCAATTACGCAGGAATGTAACCCGTCGGCACAGCCAGATTGTAGATGTAGGACTGTGCAGCAGGATTATCAGTATAGAGATTCCACGACGCAACAATGTAGAAGATTTGCGACGTAGCAACTCCACCAGAAGGTCCGCGCATTTCAAACATACGCCGACCATCAACCTCATAGAACCCGGCAGGATGTAACTCTGCACGGCCCCATGTTTCCATCTTCATGATGTCAATGCGCTTTTTGTCATGCGAATAGTCCTGCTTGACAGGTGCGCCAGCCATCCTGATGTTATCCGAGAAGTAAAGATTCAGAGCTTCATCTGAAGCCTGCTTCTGGATAATAGAAACGAGCTGACCTAAATCTTCATACGCCTGCACCTGACAGGGGTGCATACGTGCCTGAAGTTTAGTTCTCTCATTGATACCAACCCTATCACCGATAAGGTTAATAGCTAAACGAGGGAATGGAAGTGCAAGTGCAGCACCACCAGCATCAACTCCGTTTGCACGAATTTCCGGCGTGGTTGCACGGTCATAACCAAGCCAGAGTCCGACAGACGAATTAGAGATGTGATACGGAATACCAAATAAGCCCGTAGGAGTTGGGCCACTCAGACCTTCCGGAGTAATAACATCTCCAGCAACCAAGCCTGCTACTGCCGGTGAAACTCGAATAATTGCAGAGTTAACATCGTAGTAGACAATCTTGGACGGATTAACAGTCTTTTGAACTGTCTGTGCAGCATTGTAGAAGTTAATACGCTGACCAAATCGGAGCAGACGAATTTCGTATCCATCCGTGTTCAGCTTTAACTCCGTCGTTCCACCCGGACCTGGACCCTGGGTAGAAACAACACCGAGAATACCGTTACCAGCAGTATGACACTGATTGTCAGACTGTTTACGGAACTCTGGCATTGCCTTTGCCATTAATTCACGGAAGGTATTGATTACTGCCTTCGATGAACTATCCGTGCCCCATTCAGCTTTCTTGGTCCACTGAATACCAATCTTAAAGTGATTAGTATTAATGACACCCTTCTGCCAATCAGGACCGGAACCAATCCCTAAATCTCCACCATCCGGGTCGTAGTAACCGAAGTAACCACCCGGTCGGAGATTCATCGGAATACGCATATCGCGTTCCGAAATTACTTCGACTGGACGCTTTTCAATTTCTGTATAGAAAAGGTCGTCCATATCATAGAGAACAGGCACCTTCTTGGTGACTTTCTCCATCTCAGTTGCGATTACTGATGCTGAATTTACCATTTACCTAGTCCTATTTTTTAAATGTGATTCGACCTTCTAATACATCCCGGTCGGAAGTCTTAGAACGGTCAATATCCTTCACATTTAATGAACGGTTCTGTTGGGTAGACAAATTCGTAGGAACAAGACGCTTCTTTTCCTTCGGAGTCTGTCTACGACCAGTAGCTTCCTCTATAACTTTCTTCTTGGCAATTGGTAATACAGCTTTGGCGCGTGCTAGGTACGCGGAAATTAATCTAGCTTTCCAATCGCTGCTATACTTAGCCGATTCAGCCTGCTTATACAGACTGCGAATACTTGCCTGATAACGAGTGTCGGCCGCCAGGATATTATTGACTTCCGTTTCAATATCTCTAGCGACATTCTTCCTCTTGTATTCATCGAACTCGAATTGAACAATCGAGGAAGTAATCTCCTTACCCATCTTGAATCTAAGAGATTCAATTACTGAGTTATTAAATTCTCCACGAATTCTCTCAGCGTGCTCATCTCGTTCTTTCTCAAGACGCTCTACGTCTGGAGATTTCTCCTGCTTCTTAGGAGCAGTATTTAATCTTGGGTCATTCCCGATTCCATCACCCTCGAAGAAGAAATCATCAACATAGAGAGCAGCATTCATTAAGTTTTTATTTCCAGCTTTCTTAGCCTGGAGATATGCCTGCTGAACTGCCCTCTTAATCGGGAGTGAAATTACCTCTGAATATAATTCCTTGTTCTGAGAAAGTAAAGCCGGAAGTAATCCATGAGCAAACTTAGTCAGTGAAGTTTTATCTGTTGCTTCTACTGCCTTAAGTAATTCTTCCGGTTTACCTTCGAGAACATCATTCTCTAACTGAGCAAAGGATTCATTCCTATCCCTAGCAGTCTTAGCTTCCTCTACAGAGGGAAAGATTTCAGAATATCTCTGTTCCCTAAAGATAGCATTCTTTAACTCAGGGAACTTCTTGAATATGTCCGGAGACGCTTTTTTAACCTGTTGATAGAGGGAAAGGTCGTCAGATTGTTCATCTGAGGAATCGTCCTCGGCATCCTCGCCATCATCTTCAGAATCAGAATCTTCTTCATCAACATCGTCGGTATCTTCTGACTCATCAGATTCCTCATCAGGAGAATCATTTTCTTCATCAGGAGATTCATCATCTCCACCTTTACCACCTTTATCAAAATCAGGAACATCTCCTTCTGGAGAGTCGTCCTGATTAAGAATATCTAATTCAGCTCTACCTTCTGGTCGAGATGAATCAAAAATTGGCTTACTTCCTGTCTCTGTTCCTACAACTTCATTGGGCATTAGCTTCTCCAGACTTTGACTTTGGTTTCGACTCTTGACCTTCTTCTGGCATTGGAGGTGGCATCATCATCTGATGAGCTTTCCAATGTAATACAGCGTTCTGATAAGCAGGTGGATTCTCTGCCTTTAATCTTTGGCCTCTCGAAGAATTAAGAATAGCAGCCAAGACTTCCATATGAACTGGATGATTATCTAATTCATCTGGTAATACTGACGGCATTAATTGAGGCTGACCCATTTCATCCATCATATCAGAGGGCATTGGCTGACCCTGAGATAACTGGATAAACTCAGCATACTGTTTAGTTCTATCTTCTTCTCCTGGGATATACAAGTCCCTAAGTCCAATACCCTTCTTCATCAACTGGGCATTGTTCGGATTAAAGAGAACTCCATTAATCTCATCAGAGTTCATCTGTAAGAGATTAGTAAGAACCTGATTAATCTGTTCCCAAGTTACAGGTAGCTGGTCAGAGAACTCGGGTTCAGCTCTAGAAACTTTACCAATTAAAGATGACTTTTTAATCTCTACGTTCTTGAAAGCCCCACCGGATTTCTCAGTGAATCTTTCATCACCTTCCATCATTGAAATGAATTCGGCAGTAGACTTAGTTACTAAGTCACACCAGAATTCAGCAATGATTTTCCAGGTAATGTTTAGACGCTGGAGAGCATTAGCATTAGACTTCTTATATTCGTAGGCAGTTCCACCACCACCCTCTAATGCTCCACCATAAATAGAAGGGAAGGAACCTGTAACAAACTGTGCTCGCTGAGTAATGTCTTTATTATAGACTTCAATCTCAGAAGATAGAGTGGCAGTTTTTGTTTGGAAGAATCCTTCACCTAAAGGTTTGTTTGGGTCAGCACCTTTTGTTTGAGTAATAGAACCCGGTCGCGCCATTGACTTATTATACTGGTCAATGTCGAGAACTTCTGGCTTTACAAATGTCTCAGGAATTCCGTGTTCAACAGTTTGTAATCGTAGTTCATCAATCTCAGCTTGGATATCCTGAGCCGTAGCAAGATTAGTGCCGAGGGGTTCTCCATGAATAAACGAAGAAAGAGGATTAATAGAAATAGTCCAATGGTCATCCATCGCCTCTTTTGTAACGTATTTAATTTCATCGTTAATAAAGATGGCATAGCAGCCTTCTGGGTAGAGCGCCAGAAGCTCATTTATCTCTTTATCTTTAGAGTCACCTAAGATGTGGAATTGCCAGGGTCTAAGCCAGAGGCATTTGACTGAGGCGACATTCTCTGGAGCAGCACCAAAGTAATTAGTAGCATTCCTAGCCCAATCCATCGAATCTTGATTAGTATAGGTGCCAATCTTGTTATCCTTAAAAGCTGACCGAATATAAGCTACGTTCTGAGAGAAGTTAAGTAAGAGATAACCACAGTTAATCTGTTCCTTTGCGTAGATAGAAACCTTAACTGAACGAGGGTCGAATACATCTATTAAAACTCGGCCCTTCGGATTAGAGTCAATTCCATCCTGAACTGTCATCTCAGTCATTACAGGCTGAGAATTAGGAGGAGCTACCTCTCCGCAAACTTCACAAGGTAAAGGTTCAAGAATTGGTCCATCTGTTCTTCCATACTCATAATCACAGACTGGACAAGTATTCTGAAATTCAGGAATTGCAATCTGAACATATTTGGGCTTATGAACCATCCCAAACTTAGGGTCAGTCTTGTAGTAATTATAAGCGAAGATAGTTCCGTGATTGAAGAATACAGTTAAAGCTCGCATGAAAATCATCGGAGCTTTAACATGCTTTTGAATTAGTGCAGCAACTTGAGAATGAGAATCAGCAGCTTCGATATCTAAAGGATTCTCTGCATCATCTGGAAAGAATACGACTGAAGGAACCGTAACAGATAATGCTGCAATAATTGCTTCAGCATGAGCGCGATAGATTGCAATGATTCGAGGCGGGATATTCATCTCGTCATCAGTTTCGAGAGTATCCCAGTCAGGTATTCTCCAACCACCTAAACCACCACCCATTCCAGAATCCCAGAATAAAGCGATGATATTATTAAAGTAATATTCTAAGCGTGCCCATTTCTGAATCATGGCCCAGTAAACGCCCTGGTCCTCTAATTCACACTTTCTTAGAATATCAACTAGACAGCTCTGTAAATCCTCACTGATTGGCAAATCAGGATTTTCCGGATTGGCAGACTGACCAACCGGGTCAACAGTAGGATTAGGAGTTACTGGTGCTTGCTGAAGTAAATCTTCCATTATTCACCAGATGCCATTTTCTCATCTTCACGTTTACGTATAAGAGACTGCTTTTCTAATTTAGTCCTTGTTTCTTTCCAAGTCGGTCGCTTAACTGATACAAATGGAGCAGGTGAAGCATCACTTACTACTTCACGAGGCTCTAATAACAAAGACTTAAGATAGCGATTCTCCGACTTGAGTTCTTCATTCCACTCTCTAACGACGAGACATTCTCGACACTGAAAAGCGGCGCCGACGCGACGAAATAGGATGCCGGTTTTTTGACTCAAGAAACTCCAGCTTACGATACAAGCTCGTAACATCCAAAGTCCCATTAATCGCATTCTGTACATTTTTCAATTGCTCCATCTCGGCCGCGCCCTTAACTAAATAATCTCTTACTCCGCCTAATAAGATTTTGATTCCATCGTAAGGGTCATCGCCATTAAACTCTTTTACATCTTCAGGATTAGTATCATCATAGATACAATCAGGAATTGCATTAATTAACTTATCACAGCCCTTAAAGACTTGTAACTTCGGAATCTCTAGTTCAGGTTCTTGAGGCTTATAAGCTGTAATGTATTCTTCGTAAGCCTTCGAGCCTTTATTCCTGAATAGAGAATCAGCGAACTGTGAGTCAAAAGGTTCTAAATACTTTTGAATATCTGCTTTCGGCCTCCACCGGAGATATTCATGAAGTAATAGTTTACCTTGAACCCTAGCTCTATCTCCTAAACCAGCTCCACACTGAAATCCGTTGGCATTCATCGCGCTCTGTAACTGCGCCTGTATTGTTGCCATTTCTCCGCGCTGCTGATTCGCTGAATGACAAATCCTAACTGACCTAATATCTTGAATCTCTTGACCAGTTAAGTTAATGAAATCATTAATCCATTCGAGTGTTTTCTTATGCTTCTCTGCATACTCCCTATAAAGAAACACTCGACCTTTAGGAGATAATGCAGCCCATCCAATCCAAGTGTAAGCCTGAAATCCCCAATCAAGTCCAACAATCTTCGGCCACCAAGAAGGAATATCAAATGGCTCAATTACGTGTCTTGCATTTTCTGGCTCATCACTAAGTGGTTCTAATCTCCACTCACTAAATACTTGACCCTGATAGGTATACCAATCGCCGAGGAGCTTTGCTCTCTTTTCAGCTTCTGGTAGTGACTCTAACTGTTGAATGTAAGTTGGATTAGCTTTGAGAATATGAGGATTATCAGTTATCCTCGCTTGAATGAATATTCTCTTTTGTCCAGTCTTACTATCAACTAATATCTTTCCGCCGTTCTTATTAGGGTCAACAAATCGAGTTCTGAAATAGTTATGACCTACGTTACCTGGATTTGTTGCAGCCCTAACAACCGCAGGTAAATCGGCAGTTCTGCTACGGGCACGAGACATGGATAAGTATTCATATTGAAATCCAGTAAAAGAAGTGCTTTCGTCCCAAGCAATGTAATTGTACTGAGCCGTATCGTATTTTCTAACGTCTTGTTCTTTGTCGGCGTGGCCGAACTTAATAATAGCACCTGATGGAAACGTCCACTGGCGCTTTGATTCGTTATAGACTCCTCCGACACTAGGATACCACTCTTTACTACGAAGTATAATTTCTGATTCTAATTCTGGGAAGGTTCTTCTAAGAATCAATCCTTTGAATAGTGGATGTTCATACCATCCATAAATCAAAGGAAGAACAATTAGAATTTCACTCTTGCCAGAACCAGCCGAACCTCCATAAAGTGCCTCGAAGATAGTGAAAGGAAGTGATATGAACTCTTGTTGCTTTTTAGTAGGAGTCCATTCCTTCTCTATAGCTGATACAACTTCGACCACTTTAATACCTACGAAGCCTTCTTACATAAAGCACAACAAACATGGCCTCGACCGGCATTACCCATATTCAGACCAATAAGAGGAACATGATGAACTGTGCAATACTTTACACCTTTCACCAGTATAATCTTCTTAGTCTGAACAGTAATCCTCCACTTTTCTAGAACTTCCCGAATTCGCGCTTTCCTTCTAACTCCTAAGAGTGAGTAAAGCGTCATCATCCACTGAATTGCAAGATTGCCAGTAAGAACTGCTTTATAAGCCTGCTTACTTCCTGGCCTTCTTTTCAACTCATATACAGGAACTTGGAAAATATTTGCAACTCGCTGCACAATATCCCTGTCAGTCATTTCAAGAGCGATTGCCGGCCGCTCTAATTGGAAAGAACCTTCACCTTCTAAGATTCCTGCCAGCCAATGAATGTTCTTAATATCCATTTACTTAGCAACGACGACTACCGAAAGAACTCTACTTGCTGTCTTAATTCCATTCACACAAGTAAGAGTGAAAGTTGCACTATTTACAAGAGTAAGTTGAGTAAATCCACTTGCAGGAACATCACCTACGTTTGGGTCAATTCGACAATTTAAAGCATTGGAACTGGACCAACGTAAACTAACTGTCGTTCCTGCTAATACGGTCGTCCCGGGTTCAGCGGTGAATAAATTGATTACTACTTCTGGCTGAACAACTGGTAAAATCGACGGCCCTGTTGGATTGTTATTATTATCGTTACGAGTATCACAACTCGCTACGAATACTAAAAGAGCTAAGAGAAGTAGTTTCTTCACTTTAACCTTCCTTTAACTTAAACAAGAATTAAGAGCGAGAAAGAGAAATAGGAACATTACCGGAAGTGCAACGGATGAAAGCATTACCTGGTAAAGTAGCTCGTCCATCCGTAAGGTTTACAGATGAATTAAGAACGAAGTCTGATTTGGTAGCCTTTTCAAACACGGCCCCGCCAGTATCGCAGAACATCGTTGTCGAAATAGAAGGAAGTGCATAGACTACGTTCTGAAGAAGCGTATGTCTATTAAGACCTAAAACCATAATGGGCATTATCCAGCTCCGATTAGTTTGAGCATTCGATTATTATTTGCACCCTTAGAAACTTTCTTGGGAGCCTCTTTAACTTTTGGTCTGCCTTTAATTTTTTCTAGAGCTAAAGCTAAAGATTTCATTGGAATCCTCTAAAGAAGGAAATTAAGCAGAGACAGGTTCAACTTCAATAGACTCGAATTCAGATTCAGACTTCTGACGAGTTCCATGAATGTTGATTTGAATACGAGGAGCGAATCCACCTGAATTGGATTCTTGAGGAGTAAACTTCTGAACAATCGTAGCCATATTCTTGGCAATAGAAGAAGCATCTTTTGCATCTTCCTTACCTACCTTAGTTCCCACTACTTTCAGGGAATCCATTAAGATATCTATAGCTTTAGAGGAGACTGACTCTTTAGTATGACCAGAGGCGGAAATGATATCGTTCTTAAGTTCGGGATTAAGATTAGGCCCACTTAAGCCGCGCGAAATCATCGAGACATTCTCTTGAGAAGTTCCCATTGCTTTCGCAACATTCTCTTGAGTGTCTACTTGAGCAAGAACACCAATTAATACTTTCTTTTCATGAGGAATAGTATGGTGTCTACCTACTCCTTCACGTTTCTTTAATTCGAGTCCGCTCTGACCTTTTAGTCTGGACTCTAATTGAGATTTACTGATATACATATCTTTACTTCACTTGAGATTTGAATCTAGAGTTAGCTTCAATTAAAGAAAGCATCCTTGGAGCATTAACTCTAATTAATTCAACTTTTTTCCTAATTGCTCGTTGTTTCTTAGTCTCATTCTTTCTAATTCTAAGACTAGGTGAAATATAACGATTACGATATCCTGTGTTATTACAAGAGTTATACCTAGAATGGTCCATAACAGTTAGGACTCTTTCTAAGGCAGCCGCCCGGTCAAACTCATCAAAGAAGTAAAAATCAAAAGTATCAGTATCTCGAATTTGGTCGAGCTTATTAATTATATGATGACTCTTTCCAAACGGTCTAGTAAAACCAATCCTAGAAACTCCGATGTATAAATTGACACCTTCTCTTTTCCATACATAGACTAGATTTGTTTGACTTCTATCATTCTTATATTTATCAATATCTTTACCTGATATGGATAAAGAGGGGGTCACAAGAGACATATGCTCACACTTTTGGCCTTTTGTCAAGTCTCTCGAATCGTTAGGAAAATCACTAGAAAACGGGCATACAGGGTTGAGGACAAGTTAGGGA